GTATCAATCGCAAATGCTTATATGCTTAAAACTGGGATGAACCAAGATGATCTTTTGGAATTAATGAACCAAGAAACATGGTTAAACGCCCAGCAGGCTAAAGAATATGGTTTTGTGGATGAGATTATGTTCGATGATAATAACCAATTGGTTGCAAGCGTAAACAGTATTATGCTTCCTCCGGAAGTTATCAACAAAATGAGAAATTCAATCAAGGGCCCTAGCCCTATAGCTAGTAGTTTTATTTCTAGCCTCGCAACTACGGGTGATACCGCAGAAAATGAAGCAATTATCCCACAAAACAGTGGGCTAATTAATAAACAGCAACCGGCACAGCCACAGCCTGTAAATCTAAATAAGGAGGAAGTAACATTGGAAATCAAAAACACAGACGAACTAAGGCAACATTTCCCTGATTTGGTCGCACAGGTCGAGAATGCGGCTAAGGAAGAAGGCAAAGCGGAAGGTAAAAAGGAAGGCCTTGCTGAAGGTGCCAAAAACGAGCGCGAAAGAATCCAAGCCATTGATGAAATCGGCAACACCGTAGCCCCAGATCTGGTTAATAAGGCTAAGTATATCGAGCCAATGGACGCAAAAGATCTGGCGTTTGAGTCACTCAAGGCTGACGCCGGCAAAGGCCGTCAATACCTTGAAAATACTACTGCCGACAATACCGCATCCGGTGCAAATAACCTTACAGCTCAACCCCAACTTCAGCAAACAACAGCTGAAGAAAAAGAGAAAAAACGCGGCGCGGCGGCTAATACTATTGCAAACTTCTTGAATAAGGGGAGGGAATAATTTATGGCTGGACTCTACAGCACTCTAGGTACGTTTGTGCCTGATAATCTCTTTGCTGGTATAGCAGAAGAAGCTCTTACTAAATCTGCAAATTTACTGGCCGGTCAGGGGATTTTAAAACGTGGTACCGTATTGGGCAAAATTACTAAAGCGATTGGTGCTCCAGTTAAAACTGGAACTGGGGATGGTACCATGACGGGAGTTTCTCTTGGTGAAGCTGCTAAATTAGGCACATATACAGCCACTTGTATTACTGCCGCAGCAAATGGTGGCACATTTAAGGTAATTGACCCTGATGGAATGCGTTTATCAGACGCAACAGTAGGAGCAGCTTTCTCTGGGCCCATCAATTTTACAATTAATGATGGTGCCGCCGACTTTATTGTGGGTGACAAATTTACTGTTCCTGTAACTTCTGGAAGTGGCAAATATAAGATTGTTAACAGTGTAAACGTTGATGGCAGTGAAACAGCGGATTGCATACTTGTGGCTGATACGGATACAACAAGTGCTGATGTTGTGGTCGAAACATATACCAGCGGCCAGTTTAACCGTAATGCTCTGATTTTTGGCGGCACAGATACCGCATATACGCATGAAGCTACTCTCAGACAGCTTGATATTATTCTTAGCAACAACGTTGCGTACTAATTAAAGGAGGCGTATTAAATTGGCAGTTAATATTGATATTTATGATACCAGGACCATGCTGCAGGCTATCGAACTCATGAAGCCTGCGCATACTTTTTTACGGGATACTTTCTTTCCGAATGTTTTAACCTTTCCAAGCGAAAAAGTGGATGTTGATTTCAGAAAAGGAAAACGTAAAATGGCCCCGTTTGTAGCGCGCAATAGTGGCGGCATCACCATGGATCGCCAAGGATTCCGGACAGATGCATATGAGGCACCTTATACAGCTCCTCAACGGGTGTTAACCAAGAATGATATTACCAAACGGCTGCTTGGTGAAAATATTTACAGCACCCGCACACCTGAACAACGTGCAATGGAGCTCTTGGCCAAGGACCTTATCGAACTTGACGATATGATTATTCGCCGTGAAGAATGGTTTTGCCGCGAAGTGCTGCTTAATGGTGCAGTAACTATCAAAGGTTGGGTTGATAAAGTCGGTGGTACCGAGTTTGTCGAGGATACTATCGACTTTAATATGACAAATAAAGAAACCCTCTCCGGCGAAGATGCATGGGATCAAAGCACCTGCGATATTTATGGTGATTTAAAACGAATTCGACTTGAAATCATTCAGAAGACAGGGCTTAATCCTGATGTAGTAATTATGGCTTCTAATATTGCGGACTTAATGATGCAAAACGCGAATTTCAAGGCAATGTTTAACCTTTGGAACGCTAATTTCGGTACCATTCAGCCTAAAGTTCAGGCTAATGGAGTAACATTCATCGGTCAAATTACTAGCTTGGGCCTACAACTCTATTCCTATGATGAATGGTTTATCGATGATGATGGAGCAGAATATCCAATGATGCCTGATGATCACCTCATCATGGGACGGGCTAATATCGGAACCCGTCTCTACGGTGCAGTAACTCAAATAGAAGAGGCCGATAAGGATTTCCATACCTATGAAGCCGTTCGTGTTCCAAAAGTTTGGGTAGAGCCAAACAATGACCAAAAAATGATTCGCTTAGCTTCTCGACCATTGCCGAAGCCAGATGACGTCGACTCTTGGTTTACCTTGAAGGTTAAGTAGGAGGAGAGTCATGGCTGTAAAAGTAAATAAGTTTAAAGTTCGTCATAACGGTGTGGTTTATGGCCCAGGTCAACCGGGTGGGCAAATTATAGAGGGCCTTTCTAAGGAGGAAGAGGCTAAGCTGACTTCAAACTCTAATGGAACAATTGTTTTGGCAGAGGGAAAACCAGCCATAGAAAATTCTGCAGGAGATAAGCAATCAAAAAAATCGTCAGGCGATTCTTCTCAAGGTAATAAATCACCTAAAGGTCAACCTAATGTACAAGAAGAAGAATTGCCACCAAATACTAGCATCGAAGATTTGATTAAGCCGCCCCAAACAGGTGAGGGCAGCGCTAAGGCTGCATTATAATGGCGGGGTTTAAAGATTTTCTTGCGAATGACTTAAATACATTTTTTAACCTTGAAGAATTTAGCGAAATACACAATATTGATGGTAACGATATAACTATTGTTCCGGATGATGATTTACTCAAAGAAAGACAAATAAAATCGGCAGGAGGTACTTATGTTGGTGACCTTCTTTTTTATGTCCGTAAATCCGACTGGGGCCCAAGGCCAGCAATCGGTAGTCAAGTCGTTAAATTTGATCAAGAAAGATACCGAGTAACTGATTATCAGGAGAATAGCGGTGTCTGTACTATCACGTTGGAGGCATACGGATCATGATTACAATTGATGCCTCAAAACTAAAAGAGGTAGAGGAGCAGCTTGGGAGCTTTAAAAATAAGGCCCCCACTGTCATCGCCAGGGCTTTGAATCGGGCCGCTCAAAATGCTCGAACCAATGCAGTGAAAAAAGTCCGTGAAGAATATCAAATCAAGGCCGGAGACGTTCGGAGCACCATTAAGATCACCCAAGCCAACAAAAACACTCTTGGAGCATTGGTAAAGTCTACAGGCGGGAGAATTCCCTTGATCAAATTTAAGGTTAGCCCATCCAGCCCTAGGCCAAAGAACCCGCCTAAAGCACTGAGAGCAGCCGTTAAAAAATCAGGGTTAAAGGAAATCGTTAGCGCTTTCGTGGCCAATGTAAACGGGAATAAGGTTTTTAGACGCACCAGTAAAAAACGACTCCCCATTGAGCAATTATTTGGTCCGGCTGTTCCTCAAATGCTCGGTAATGTCAGTGTCAGGGAATATATTGAGTCCGAAGCGGCCAAGATGTTCGACCAAAGACTTGATCACGAAATCCAAAGGGTACTGGAGAGTGGAAAATAGTGACACCATTAGCACTACAGGATTTCCTAGTAAGCGAAATCGCTTCCCTATTGAGTAGCATACAGCTTAAGAATCCTGATAATGAATACTCGACCATAAACGTTTATCCTCAGGTCCTGCCAGTACCGAAGAAAGATGAAAATAAGAAAACTATATCACCGTTTCCTTACGTTATCGTTCGTCTTCAAGACGGTGAAGGTAAGGATGAAGATTCTGAGGATACCTGCAAGGTTATGTTCGTTGTGGGAACATTCGATGAGGGAGACAGCAATCAAGGCCACAGGGATATCTTGAATGTCTTGGAAAAGATTCGGCAGCATTTATTTAGGAAGCGTCTATTCAGCGGAAAATTCATGTGTGATTACCCCTATAAATGGACTGTCAATGAAGAAGATGTTTGCCCCTACTATTTTGGAGGAATGGAAACCAACTGGTCTATATTCAAAGTCATAATTGATGATGAGGAGGGATTAACCTGATGCCCTATCAACACGGCATATCGATTCAAGAAATTGCGACACCGACAACTGAGTTGCTCGAATCCCTGACCTCAGTGCAGGTTGCCATAGGAACGGCCCCCGTAAACCTGTTGAACGACCCGGCCTCTGCCGTGAATAAACCGATCGTGGTATATTCCCTTGATGAAGCCAAGGCAGCTATCGGATATAGCGAGGACTGGGACAGCTACACATTATGTCAGGCTATTGACGCTACTTTTAATGTGTTCGGTGTGAGCCCAATCGTGCTTATTAACGTCCTTGATCCAGAAGTTCACAATGCTGATGTGCCGGAACAGGCCGCTAACATTGTGAATGGAGCGGCTAAAGTAAACATACTTGGGGTGTTATTAGGCAGTAATTTCGTTGTCAAGGACAGCACTGGCACGACAACCTTCGTTAAGGATACAGATTATACTCTCGCTTTTGATGCCGATGGATACCCGATAGTAACGATAGTAAGTGGCGGGGATATTCCTCAAGCTGCGACAGAGTTAAAAGTAACCTGTAAGAAGCTTGATCCGTCAAAAGTCACAGAAGCAGATATTATTGGCAGCTATACCTCTGCGACGGGTATTTATAAAGGAATTGAGTGTGTTAATCAAGTATATCCAAAGCTCGGGCTTGTTCCGGGATTGTTGTTAGCTCCAGGATGGAGTCATAAGCCCGAGGTTAAGACGGCTTTAAACGTGAATAGCACTCTGATTAATGGCTGCTTTAACGCTGAGGTTATACTTGATGTAGATAGCTCCACGGTAAGGGACTACACGGCGGTAGCTGCCTGGAAGGCAACAAACGGCTATACAGATAAGCGTGATATCGTGCTTTGGCCAAAAGTTAAAATAGGTAGCAAAGCATATTGGTACAGCGCAATTATGGCGGCATTAACGGCCTACACGGATGCTCAAAACAACGGTGTCCCGTTTAAGTCACCATCCAATAAATCCCTTCCTATTGACGCCACTATCCTAGGAGATGGCACTGAGATCTATCTTGATCTACTGCAGGCTAATACCCTGAATGGTAATGGCATTGTAACAGCCATCAATATGTCAGGATGGAGATCTTGGGGTAATAATACGGGTATTTATCCGACCTCGACGGACGTTAAAGATCGATTTATCCCAGTTCGAAGGGTATTTGACTGGTGGGGAAACTCATTTATTGTTGATTTCTTTTCCAAGGTAGATGATCCAACCAACTATAGACTGATTGAGTCTATAGTTGATGATGAAAACATTAAAGCCAATGGATATCAGGCGGCGGGGCAAATCGCAGGAGCGAAAATAGAATTCGTCCAGTCGGATAATCCGATTGCAAATATTCTTAACGGAAAAATTCAATTCAAGCAGTCTCTTGCCGCATTCCCGCCAGCAGAAAATATCGTTAACGTGCTGGGATTTTCAACAACCATTCTTGAAACAGCACTTTCCGGAGGTGAGGCATAATGGTGAACCCGATTCCGGAAAAAGTAATTAACTATAACGTCTATTTTGGCAACGACAAATTAATTGGTGTTAATGCCGATGCAACGATGCCCAAGTTGGAGCCTATGACAGAGACGGTAAGTGGGGCCGGTATCGCTGGTGAATACGAAAGCCCTGTTCCTGGTCACTTTGGAAAGCTGGAAATGGATCTGAGTTTTAATACCGTGAGTGAGGATTCAGCAAAATTACTTGTCCCTGGTACAAAATCTTTAGTCCTCAGAGCCTCTCAGCAAAGTTATGACGTGGCTGGCGGTAAAATGCTTTATCGGCCTTTAAAAATCTCTTTAAAGGTAATGCCAAAAGGGGTAGATCTCGGAAAATTGAGCCCCGGAAAGGCGACGGGTACCAAAAACACCTTCGAAGTTATCTACATCAAAATAGAAGAAAACAGTAGAACACTTCTTGAGCTGGACAAGCTCAATTTTATTTATATTGTCTATGGAGTTGACGTTCTAGCCACGATTAGAAGTCAGATTTAGGAGCATCAAGAGGCATTAGAATATGGGAAAGGTGGTTTTTATGATGAAATCAGGCAACGATTGTTTAGTTAAGTTTAACAAACCATATGTATTTGAAAAGGAAGAATATAAAGAGATAGATCTTTCGGGTATTAAGTCCTTGACAACTGGAGATTTAGCAAAAGCTGATAAGATATTTCTATCTACGGGTCAAGTTGCAATGATGAATGAAATGTCAACGGGTTATGCTTGTATCATAGCGAGCATGGTCTCATGTAAACCCGTTGAGTTTTTTGAAGGCCTCCCGGCTAATGAAGGGATTAAAATTAAGACGGTAATTTCAAATTTTTTTTACAATTAGGCATTAAACCTGGAGACGGACAACTGCTAAGAAAAGCGGCTGTCCGTCTTAGTTTAAGTACCTATACTTCGTTAGAATTCTATTTATCCATGAATATCCTTGATTTTCTTGAAATTGCTGCCGAAATCAGTGAGGTGACTAAGTCAGATGGCCAGTAAATTATATGAAATAGCGTTTCAGCTCGGGGCAAAATTAACCTCAACCTTTGGCAGCACCTTCGCGACGGCGCAAGGGCAGCTAAACAGGACAGAGGGAACCTTGAGCAAATTAGAGTCTGCATCAACAAAGGCCCATAAGGGATTGAGTAACATGGCAAAAGGGGCAATCGGTCTTGCCGCATCCATGGCTGGCGGTGCCGGCCTCTTTGCCTATGCAAACAGTGCTATTGAAGCTGGAAATGCGACCTATGAACTATCACAAAAAATGCATTTGCCTGCCGCAGAGGCCGGAACCCTTAATAAAATGTTAAAAATGACGAATACTGATGCGCAGCCCTTTATAAGTACCATGTTGAAGCTTGACAAGGGGCTAGAAACCGCAGGGGATAAAGGGAATACTACAACTAAAGCCCTAGATGAATATGGCATAAGCTTAAAGGACGCGCACGGAAAACTCTTACCGATGAATGAGCAATTGGCCCAATTAGCAAAAGCTTACCAAAAGGCCTCCGAAAGTGGCAATGAAGAGGCTTTTACCGCCACGGTGCTCGGAGCAAAGGGATCGGCCCTTGCAGGTATTCTGGCAGACTATAATGACGTTGCAGTGGAAGCGGCTAAAACAAAAAGTATTGGGATTGACCCGAACACAGCACATGATGCTTATATAAAAATGCAAGCGCTGAAATCCCAAATGTCTCAATTTGGGTTAGTCGCCAGTAATGCGCTGATACCTATTGTTTCCAAAATGATCCCTCCATTGCAGAGTGGTATGGCAAACCTCGCGACTGTTATTAAAAATAACCAGCCTCAAATAAAAAAGTTTGGGGAAAACATCATTCAAATCGGTACAGAAGTTTCTAATAAAGTAGCTCCCGTCATAAAAGAAGTGTTTAACTTCGTTGCCAACCACGGCGAGGCAACTAAGGCGATTGTTTTAGGAATAGGTACAGCTTTTTTAGGGTTTAAGGCGGTTAGTGGAACAATCGGCGCCTTCCAATCAGTTAAAGGGGTTATTACCGATGTAGGGAATGCTGTGAACAAATTACGTGAAAAGCAGCTCTTACAGACGGCCGCTACAAATATTGGTAAAGCAGCCACCTTAGCATGGTCCGGTATTACCAAGGCTTTTACTGCTGTTCAAGCCGCACTTAATGTGGTTATGGCCATGAACCCTTTTATACTCATTACACTTGCAATAGTTGGGTTAATTGCTGTTTTTGTTATACTTTTTAATAAAAATAAAGCGTTCCATGATTTTGTAATAGCCGCATGGACTCGCATAAAAGTTACTGTTGGTAATGTAATAGCGTCCATAATAGTAACTTTCGGCAAACTTAAACAAGGTATAGACGAAAAAATTAATTCCATATTCCAGAAATGGAATGCCATTAAAAACTCCATGTCTCAGTTATTGAATGCTATTAAAAATTCCATTTCCCAAGTGTTGAATAATATTAAGAACTCTATTTCTCAGGTATTCAACACTATTAAGAATTTTATTGGGGGAGTTTGGAAAGGAATAATCAATGCCATAACATCAAATCCCTTATTCATTATCGTCGAAGCGATTTTCAAAGGAATACTGGCGGTAGTAATTATAGTCACCTATAACATATACAAGGCAATCGACAAAGCATGGGCTAGTGCCTGTACAGTTGTAAGAAATGCGCTAACTCAAGTTCGGCAAGTTGTCGTTTCAATCTGGAATGCGGTATATAATACGATATCTTCTGTATTAACCTCAATCCGGAATGCTATTGTTAGAGCTTGGAAGGCGATATATAGTTCGGTAGCAAATGTCTTAACTCAAATTTGGCAAGTAATAGTCACTGGCTGGAACGTCATTTATAACACAGTAGCAAATGCTTTAACTAAGGTTTGGCAAGTAGTAGTCTCCATTTGGAACACAATATATACCGCGGTAGCAAATGCCCTGGCTAAGGTATGGCAAGTAATTGTTACGGTTTGGGCTGCAATTTACAATTCGGTTTCTTCTGTTTTGGCAACAATTTGGAACTTCATCGTTAGCGTTTGGAATAGTATTTATAGTAGTGTTTCGAGCTTTGTAACCTCAATTTGGAATACAATCGTCAGTGGATTTAACAATGCGTATACAGGTGTGACTTCAATCTTTCAAAGTATTTACAATACCATTGTTGGCATTTTCCAAAACATTTGGAGCGTCGTTAAGTCGATTATTAATACAGGTATTGGTATGGTAAACGGTTTCATCGGTGGAGTAAATAAGGTAATAAGCGTAGCCAATAACGTACCTGGTGTTTCTATATCTGCTGTTCCAACGATTCCACAACTTGCCCAAGGCGGTTATATCAAACATAGAGCCGGGGGCATTCTGGCCAACATCGGTGAAGGCCGAGAGGACGAGATTGTTTCTCCAGTTTCTAAGCTTAAAAGTATTTTAAGTAACACACAAAATAGTGTAAGTCAGGCGCTAAAGGTTGTTTACGAGATCACTATCCAAGGTAACGCCAGTGAAGATGATATATACAATGGCATAAAAAGAGGCAACGATGATCTCGAAAAAAGGCTTGAACGAATTAACGCCAGAAGGCAAAGACTCTCCTTCGAACAAGGCTAAGGAGGTAACGTTTTGAGCACATATACAACGGTTTTAGGTGATACCTGGGATATCATTGCTTATAAAACTTTAGGGAAAGAAAAATATGCGAAAGAACTTATCGAGGAAAATCCTCAATATATGGACACTGTCATATTTCGGTCTGGGGTCACGTTACAAGTTCCCAAGATAACAACGACTTCTGTCGATTCAACCTTGCCACCATGGAAACAAGGTGTCACAAATGCAAGCTCGTAGTGCTGGAATTAGGATCGTATATCAAGGCGCAGACATAACAACTGATCTCCTTCGGGACTTGTTGAGCTTCAAGTACACAGACAATGCGGCCGATAACGCCGATGACGTCGAAATTACATTGAAAGACAAAAGCGGGAAATGGCTAAATAAATGGTGGCCAGATAAAGGGGATTCACTCATAGCCGAGATCAATACGACAAACTGGCGTAAGGATGGAGATCTTCAAACCCTGCCATGTGGTAGCTTTATTGTTGATGAACCCGAGTATGCTGGTCGGCCCCGAGTCATGACATTAAAGGCCATTGCTGTACCATCAAATACTAATTTCACGACCACAAAAAGGAGTAGGGCCTGGGAGCAAATTCAACTGAAAGCTATCGCTCAGGATATTGCTGATAGCGCAGGGTTGGATTTGCTTTATGATAGTTCAATCAATCCGACATACGATCGTAAAGAACAATCCGATACTCCGGACATGACATTTCTATCCGATTTGTGCAAAGCGGAAGGCATTTCGTTTAAAGTCACTAACAAAACTATAGTGCTTTTTGATGAAGCAGCCTACGAAAAGAAGGCAAGTGTTTGCACTATAAGTGAGGATGGGGGCAAGGTTAATAGTTACACCTTGAAAACGGCACTTAATAATACGGCTTATGCTGGTTGCGAAGTGAAGTATTATGACGCCAAAAAAAAGATCAATATTGACTATCTGTTTAGTGTTAAAGACGATATTGACTCAACAAAAGATAAAATATACGTCTTTAACACTAGGGTAAGCAGTGTTGAGGAAGCCATGCGACTCGCTCAGAAGAAACTCAGAGAACTCAACAAAAAGGAATATCAGGTGACTATGAATATCGTAGGGGACGTCAGGATTGTTGGCGGTGTCTGCGTGGATCTGAGCGGATTTGGAAAGTTTGATGGTAAATATTTTGTAGACAAGGCGACCCATAGCCAACCGAGTTATACTGTTGACCTAGAAATGCACAAAGTTCTGGAGGGATATTAATGGACCCTGAAACAAGAAAGGCTTTACAAAATCTTAAGAACTTAATCAGAGTTGGCCAAGTAAGTTCAGTTAACGAGGCTAAGGGCACTGTCAGGGTTAAATTTGACGACAAGGATAGCTTAATTAGTCCTGAACTTCCGATGCTTGATTCAGAGTACAATATTCCCAGCATTGGGGACCAGGTTTTATGCTTATTTCTTCCCAATGGGCTCCAGCAAGGCTTTTGTCTTAATGGTTTCTTCTCCGAGGTTAATCCCCCACCTATTCAGGATAAAAACATATACTTTAAGGATTTCGGTGACGGAACCTCAATTAAGTACAATAGACAGACCAGAGTGCTTGATATTATCGCGCCAGGAACCTTAAATGTTATCGGCAACTTAACAGTTCAAGGCAATATTAGTGCCTCCGGAACAATACTCGATGCAGGCGGTAACACGAACCACCATAGCCATCCTGCTTAAGGCAAGGTGATAACATGATTGGTTATTTTGGGACTATAATTTTTGAAACTTCTAGCCGTAAAGTGCTAAATTTCTCGGGTTTTAAGCGTGATATTAAAGGACGCTGGGAAAAGCATTCAGTGATTGGACAAAAGCCGGTGTCTGAGTTTATTGGACCTGATCTTGACGCCATCACCTTCACAGTAAATTTGAATGGAAATAACGGCGTAAAGCCCCGCGACGAAATGGAACACTGGAACAACTATGTAACTCATGGTTTTGCAGGAGTTTTGGTCATCGGCGGAAAGCCGGTGGGGGATAACCTCTGGAATGTTCAGAGCGTAAGCGAGGCTTGGGACACAGTGTTTAATCAGGGTGAGCTTTTCGGTGGCAAGATTGATGTCACTTTGGAGGAATACGTGGAGGAGATAACATGATCGATCTTCAAAACGTGCAAATAATCGGCGTAAAGGGTAATGCTGAGATTATTCGTAATCTAAAAATAATCTATACGACTCCGCAAGGTACGGTTCCATTTGACCGTGCCTTTGGTATTGATATGAGCATTTTGGATGGACCCATTAATATTGCCAAGGCAAAGCTCACAGTTGAATTTATCAACCAGGCAAAGAAGTATGAATCTAGGGTTAAAGTCGATGAAGTCACCTTTGACATTGATGCAACAAACGGAACTCTAACCCCGAGGGTGGTGGTAAGTAATGGATCTTAGTAATCTCCCCGAAGTGGAATTTGCTAGTAAGGATATTGATACAATTCTAAACGACATGATTTCGGGATACGAGCAGGCTTATCTAGAACAAACAGGAGAAGCTAAAACACTTTATCCAGGTGATCCGATCCGGATTTGGTTATATTCTCAGGCTTTGAGGGAATTTCAGTTGCGATCGCTCATTGATTCTTCAGCAAAACAAAACCTCTTGAAATATGCGACAGGAGCCTATCTTGATAACAAGGGTGCGCCTTGGGTTGAAAGGTTGCAGCCAGAAAAAGCAAAAGTAACCGAAAAGTTTGTTCTTAGTGCTCCACAATCCACGGATCAGACTATCCCTGCCGGTACGAGGGTAAGCCCTGGAAATAATATTTACTTTCAAGTGACTTCCGCCATTAAAGTCCCAGCTGGCACGACCGAAGTTACAGAAACTTTGGAATGCACACAAGCTGGAACATTGGGGAATGATTTTATACCTGGACAGATTAATATTCTCGTTGATCCTCTTCCTTGGATCGCCAGCGTAACAAACACAGATAAGAGTGCGGACGGAACAGATCTTGAGGACGATGAAAGGCTTAGGGAAAGAATTTTGCTAGCTCCGGAAAGCTTTTCTGTAGCCGGTCCGAGTGGAGCCTATGAATTTTTTGCTAAAAAGTACAGTGGGTCAATTATCGATGTCCGTGTTTTCTCGCCTAATGAAGGTGTTGTTGATATAAGGGCGCTGCTTAAAGATGGCGCTATTCCGGACAATGATTTCCTCACAGCTCTACAGAGCTATCTGAGTGACAAAACAAAGAGGCCCCTAACCGATCAAGTGACAGTCAATGCGCCTGAAGTCGTGAATTATGATATTGTGCTAACCTATTACATTTCTTCAAGTTCAACGACAGTAGCTACGATTCAGGCAAATGTCAATAAGGCTATTCAAGATTATATCTTGTGGGAAAAATCTAAGATTGGCCGAAGTATTAACCCCTCAGAATTAATCTCTCGGATCATGGCCGCAGGGTCTAAACGTGTTGAAGTCACAAGTCCAGTCTATACAGCATTAACCCAAACACAGGTTGGTGTGGCCAACGCGCCGTCAGTAACTTATGGGGGGCTGGAAGATGATTGATATTTATACGGTTTCGGTCCTTGACTTGCTACCACCTAACTTAAAGCAAGATCCAGATATGATTGCGGCATCAAAAGCGGTTGATACGGAATTTACTTTAGTCGTTAATGAGGTTAAAAACTGTATCATCCTTCCGCGGATCGACGAGTTAGGAAGCGACCTAGTTGATCTTCTTGCTTGGGAATTACACGTAGATTTTTATGATCCAACATTATCACTTGAAGTCAGAAGGCAAATCGTAAAAAACTCAACAAAATGGCACAGACAAAAAGGAACACCGGCAGCCGTGGAGGAACTTATCGACACCGTATTTGGTGATGGGCAAGTTCAGGAGTGGTTTGATTATGCCGGTCAGCCATATATGTTCAAGGTCATTACACCAAATGCCTCCGTGACAGGGGATCAAGCTGCTCTGTTTATCCGGGCTTTGGACTCCGTGAAAAACGCTCGCTCGAAGCTTGAAGAAATCATTATCTCGCTCTCTGGGGAAATGGATCTCTATTACGCCGGCATAGTCCATACGGGCGATAATTTAACTATAAAGCAGGTGGTTTAGTTGAGTGCATTTGGCGGTTTAATATTTACAAACGTTGGGCGTAATCTACAAGCAAAAGTCCAGGCCGGGGCGCAGCTGAATTTTACACGCATTGCGATTGGAGATGGTGACCTCGGAGGGGCGTCTATTCTTGATCTAACCGCTCTAAAGCACCAGGTTAAGTCCTGTTCAATCACAAAGCTTAAACCAATGACCGGAGGAAAGGCTGTTGTTGGGACATCATTTTCGAATTCAGATATAACTTCAGGCTTTTACTGGCGTGAACTTGGGGTATTTGCCACGGATCCGGATCTAGGAGAGATACTTTATTGTTATGGTAATGCCGGTAGCAACGCCGAATATATCCCAGCTGGCGGCGGCGCAGATATCATTGAGAAAAACATTGATGTAGTCGCTATCGTTGGAAATGCCACAAATATTACGGCTACCATAGATAGCTCACTGACGTATGTTAGTATCCAAGACTTCGACGATCATGTGAATAATTTAAGCAATCCCCACCAGGTAACAGTGGCACAAATCGGAGCGGAAACTCCCACAGGGGCACAGGCCAAAGCAAACGCCGCCACTGCAACTGCCGAAGCCTACGCCGATACTAAAGATACCGCGCATTTGGCTGCAGCTGATCCACATACACAGTACACTTTGGACACTGACTTTAATGAACATAAGGCCGATACTATGTATCAAAC